GTTTTGCCGAACCGTAAACTGCGCTAGACGCAGTGCTGAACCATGTTGACCCTGCCAATGTTAAGTTAAAGTTTGTAGTGTTACCTACCACTGTCTTAGCCGCCTCATAAGCTGACATGCCAGCAACAGATGTTTGTGTGACACTTGTACTACCTGTCCATGCTACTGTATCTGTTAGAGAAGGAGACGAACTAAACGACGTCGGGTGTGTTATACTAGCTACGTAAGAATCTGCGATTGAAACGTCATACCTCATTACAGGTAGTACGCCGCCATCAGCAGGAGTAGTGCTTAGTTTGCTGGCAATCGGGTTGCCGTATGAACCTGATTTAGTTGTTTGGATAACACATTTGGCTTCTACGCTACCCGTAATCTCTACGTTCGCCAGTGCGGGAAACGCACATAGGGAAAGTATGGCAATTGAATATTTCATATTAAACCTCATTGTTTGTACTGCATGTCGACCATTTTCTCATGCAGAAGTTGTTGTGCTAAGTTGTTACGCAAGGCTTTCTTGTTGTCAGCTATCTCTGAATCAGCAAGACCGGGGGCATCAGCATACACGCCTCCATTGATAGATGCGTTATAATACAGGGCTAAGTTTGTTTGTTGATTAATAGCCATTATAAGATCGTCTTGACCTTGTGCCTTAAATAAGGTCAGTGCGTTGGCAGACGCTGTTAGACCCATCTCAATTCGTGTTTCTTCTTCCTCTTCCTCTTCCGAAAGTATTACGTTGCCGTCTTCGTCGTACTTAAATTCATCCGCTTCGATCGCGGACATAGCCGCGTCGTCGTCTAAGACGTCGTATAGTTCCACCACAGGAATTAATGGTACAGGCTTTACATATCCCGGACATGCAGAGTTTGACTGCTCGTCGTAGCACTCGTCTATTCTATAGTTATATATAACCATAGCGTCTGTGACCGAGCCCTCCCCTTCGACATCAATCGAACCCGCACCCCATTGAGAAGCTGGAATGTTCGAAAGGGGAAACGATCTAACAATAGTGTTTCCGGGAACTCCTGACCAGTCGTCTGTTTTTCGAAAGATATAGCCATCTGCGTCAACATTCTTATTGCCAATATGGACTTTCATGTCAGCGTCAGGGTCTTTTACTGTGGTGTATTTGTATAGTAAGCCGTTAATATCAATGCCCGGAATATCAGGCAAAACAGAACTCATGCTCCAGCTTAGCGCTGTAGACGCAGCGTTCCCTGTTGTCCCATAGCTATAGGGATCACAAGAAGAGTAAGAAGGCCAGAGTGCTAATAATAACACTAAGACCTGTTTTTGTTTCAACATTCTCATTGAAAATCTTCCTCATAGGGTTGTTCTGATCTCTTTGTATTTCTTCCTTCACGGCTTCCATTTCCCATGCAAGCCTAGCTTTGTCCCCCACCAACCCATCCTTGGGACAGGGCGTCCCCGCGTTGAGCATGGCTTCAAACACGCGAGAATCTTGGCACATTACGGATACCGCTGCCACTTTCATCCCCATATCGTACATGGTTTTGGCGTTCTTTAATTTTTCACAATTCATATCTCGTACAGTTCTGCCCGCTGAGATACCAAGGATTTGAGTTTGCACTGCGCCTGCTACACCAACGGTGCAAAGGTCGGAGTTACTTGCACTTATTTGTGGTGATATAGCAGAAGGTGGTGGACTATTAATTGTAGTGTCCATAGTGCCATCTGACCTTATTGTGCTTTCGGACTTGATTGTATCGTCGTCATCAGCAAAGGCAGCGTTACCTATGGCAAACCCCATAACAAAGAAAAACGATATTACAAATATCCGGATCATGGTCGCTCCACCAGTCTGTCTAACTTTTCTTCAATCCGGTCGAACTTACTCATTATTTGCCCAAGTACCTGATTAGAGTCAGCTTTAGTGACGTACTCTTTGGCTAGTTCTTCACGAGTTCTGTTAAGCAAAATTTGGACGCGCTTGAGTTCTTCGTGGTGGGTTTTAATCCACCAGATTATAAAACCGAACCCTGCGGTTAGCCCAACATTCCAAAGCGCGTCCATTTGCATTACCTATCCTTACTTATATGTTAACACGTTAACATGTGTATTGCTAGAGCTACTCATCTTCCACTAATGCTACCAAACGGTTTACGAAAGCTTCTCTGCCAACTTTTAGTTGGTCTAAGTTAAACGCTGCATTATCCATTTTGCGCCCCAGATCATTCACGTGGTTAAGCACAACTTTTTGCTCATCTGTAAATTGATCCACGGCATATTCTTTTTCATTAATAGTAATGAGGTTCTTTTCTTTTTTACTCATACTAGTCTCCTTTTAGTTTGGTTTAAACTATACTGCTGTTGAACCACTCATGTCACCTTGAGTCATGACCCAAGTATAACATTTAGATAAGAAGTCATCACCTGTTGTAGCTTCAATAGTAGCTAAAGGTGCATTGTATCTGCGGAAGTCTACAGGATGTGTGTCATCTGTTGGTGTTGCTGTAGCAAATCCAGAGCAGTCGATTATTACTGTAAAGTTATCACCTAGTTCTCTGCTGATTGATGCAGTTACTATTCTGAAGTATGCACCAGAAAATGCTGTACCATACTGGCTCGATGTTAAGTCTAATTGTATTGCCATTGTAAGGCTCCTTTAAAGTTTTACATTCCTACATCACTAGGCCAATGTTCGTCTAACCAGTAGTCGTGAGGTATAGGTGACATAGCTTCTAGTGTATTAGAAGCATCACGTATCTCTTTTATCTTAGCCCAGATAGCTTGGTTAGCATTGTACTCAGCTAGTTCTTCTGCTGTCCAATTGTCTGAACCTTTTTGAACTAACTCCATTGACCTGTTAGTTATGTTACGTTGTTTCCATTCGGGGCAGTAGCTAAGTATTAAACTCTGTGCATGGTTTCTTACATCGTATTCGTTACCTACCATGTCTTGCACATACCAATCAGTACCATTCCAGAATACTTTTTGGTCACTTGTATGCGAGGGTCTGTCAGATACAGCAGTGTAACCAGCATCAGCTATCTCATTATCCGTGAATGTTGTGCTGTCAGTACGAGTTGTACCATCAGAGAGAACTATCCTGTGGGGTAGAGGTTTAGGATAGGTTTGGTTAATTGTATATTGTGTCATTTCTTTACCCTATATTGAAGTTAACTGTGTTGTGCTAGGTGTGAAATTTGCAGTATAAGGTACAGTGTTGCGGACTATAAACTCTTGCACATAACCTTTTATAGAATCGTCAGCATTAGCTGGAGTTTTAAGCAAATGTAAATCTACTACTGGAGCAAAATTGTTTATGTAACCATTAGCCGTTGAAGTTACTACACCATTTATACCAAGATAAGAATCACCACTTGGTTGAAAAGCCCAATAAATATGATTCCAAGCATTAGCATTTATATTTTTCTCACCAAGACTTCTCCTAGTTCCTCCACCCCCAGTAAATTCATAAAATCTTATACGTGTTGCAAGAGTACTAGCGGTTTCGAACTCAATACCTGTTCCGCTCACATGATAACCACCCCAAGATACTAGTCTTGCATAAGCACCACTGACTGCGTTGGAACTATAAAACCAAAACTCAATACTAAGAGGTGAGGTACTTCCTACTTCTAGTCCTGTAGATATTGTACTATCTAGTGCCCAACCATCAGCCCTCTGCCCTGCTGGATTATAAGCACTTGTACTTGTCCCTGACATATTAGTTTGACCTGTAGACACCACAGCATTACCTTGAGCAGACCACACATTAGAAACGATTCCTGTACCTTTAACATAGGCTCTAGCAGTTGTGTTATTGTTTGCATCATCAAAGGGAGAGTATAACAACACATCTGTTGGAATTGAACCTACAGCAACATACTTAGGCCAAGCATCATTAGTCTCTGCTTCGTATTGCTCTTGTAAACTCCAGACACCAGAAGCTGAACTAGTCGTAGGAGTGTTTATTGTTTTGGTTATTAGGCCACCATTTTTCATTTTGTAACCCTCCTATGTTAATCCGTATCTTGATTTATATATGTCATACACTTGAGTAATTTCTGTAGCAGTTAAAACCCTATCGTACACAAGTAGTATACCTACCTCGCAGTCTGTTGGTTCAGAGAACGAACCATTATTTACAGACAGCCCTCTAAATCCCCGTGAACCTAAAGAATTAGAAGCAAGAGATACCCCATTAGAATAAAAAACGTCTTGATCTGCACTATGGTTTCTCGTCGCAGAAAAAACCCTCCAATTAGTATCTCTGGCAGATGGGCGGTAGACCCAATTTTGTGCATAATAGCTATTAAATATACCATCCCAAAAACCTAAAAGCCAATTATTACTTACAGACTGTAACACTCTTTCTCTATCAGAGCTTGTGCTATTTATTTTTGCGGCATAAATTACAGTATAATCAAGAGTCTCTCTATCCATATCTCCACTATTAGGTGTTGTCATGCTTTGAGATGTAGTAAAACTAAATGTGCCGCCATTAGTTGTATTATGAGTTGGAGAACCAGCTAAAGTCATGTCATTATTGTTACCAGAAACATCTGCAAAGGTCGTACCTGACGTATAATTAGCTGGGTCTAAAAGAGCTATTAATCCATTAGTAGGTATCGTAGGTTGTAATTCTGCATTAAGGTAATCTGCATCCATACTCCAGACGCCAGTGTTCTTTTTGTTGGCATCACCAATACTATTAACAACAACATTGCTACCGAACTCGTACACATTACTATTGTTGGCTCCTACTATAAAAAATTTCCTGCCATCGTGAGAAAAAGCAATATCAGTTGCATCACTTACTTGCGATGCTGTTGTTGTATGGGTAGTAGCTGATCCAATTGTGGTAATATCATAAGCTGTGCTTAAACTATATTCTAAAATACTGCTTGAATATCCGTTACCATGTATTACAAATAATTTAGTGCCATCGGGGTTAAATCTAAACCCTTGTTGATCAGTTCCAGTTAGACTTTGTGATGTACTGTTTGTTGAATTAACTATTGACCCACTAAGACCATAATTAGTTGTTGGATAACTGTATATAGTACCACTCTTTAAAAGGTAAACTTTTGTGCCATCGTTATTAAACTGCATACTTCTTAAGTCAGTAACACCTGAATCGAATAGATAAGTAGGACCTTTTGAATTTAATTCCCAAGCTGCTGTTAGATTAGAAAAACTAATATAACCATCATACCTTGTCCAATTAACTTTTAACCCATCAGGTCTAAATATAATACTTTGTAGTGAAGAACCTCCTGTAACTGAAGTAAAAGAACCCGCCGAATTTAAATCAGAAGGTGTGGATAAGGTTGCATATTTAGTATCATTAGCACTTTGAAAATAAACTTTTGTACCATCTACTGAAAATGAAACGCCAACAGTGCTTGTATTTCCTGTAGCTATTGAAACACTAGTGTATGGGGCATTTGTTACTTCGTAAGCAGTCCCTGTAGAGTATTGGTAAACTTTATTATTGGTAGCCCCTGCTATATACATTTTAGTTCCGTCTGGTTTAAACTGCCCACCAATAGGCGTAGTCATCTCAGAACTTAAATCAAAACTTATTGATGAATAAGATGCACTTGAAACTGACCAAGCTGTTGAAAGAGAGTATTCGTAAATACTGTCGTTACCTGAATCTGTAACCCACATTTTTGTACCACTAGGGTTAAACTCACATACTGCAGGTTGTGTTGTTTGACTACCTACATTAAATGTTTGGCTTGGTGTACTACTTGCAGAAGAACTAGAAATATCCCAAGCAGTAGACAAGTTAAACTGTTCAATTTGAGTGTTAGCTCTATCAGAAGCATACATTTTTGTACCATCTGAACTAAAACGAACACCCCTAACTATAGTTCCTACTGCTGGCGCACCTTGCACTTCAGTCCCTGCGGTAGATAAATCCCAAGCTGTTGATAAATCTACTTGTATAATTTTATCAATACTATTGTTTATATAATATAATCTAGTGCCATCAGTTTTAAAATAGAGGCCAAAAGCACTGCTCGCAGATAAAGAACTATTAGCATATGACGAACTTGATAAGTCCCAAGGTGTTGCCATACTATATTTTCTTATTGTGCCGTTAATGTCTGAAACAAAAAAAGTAGTACCATCAGGCTTAAAGTAAATATCTGCCGTTTGATTAGTACCAATAGTAAAACTAACATTATCGTAAGTTGCATTATTTAAATCATAACCCGCACTGCTACTGACATTTGCGGTTGTAGTTGTCAGGGCTTGATAGTAATCAGTAGCCGCATAGTCTGCTACACGTCCTATAAAACCACCATTATCATGCACACTGTTTTTCATGTCTTACTCAGATATAATTTCGTAACTACAGATAACCTGTAAGTCTCCATCGACACTTGCTGTTGCCCTTAGTGCATCGCCTTCTTCTAAGTATATTGCACTGTCTTTACTTATAGCTACGAGAGTAGCATCTGCGGGGACTGTTACTGTGCTTATTATCTTGTAAGCTGTACTTGACCTAAATAAATCAAGAGTAATATCAGCATCGTTTGTGCCATCAATGTTAGCTATGATAACTGAGTTTATCTTTAGTAATTTACCTGTTGCCGCAGTTGTTATTGCTGTGGCTGTTGTTGTTGCTGCAAGTACATCCGTCTTGCCAGTTATAGTTGCAACACTAACTACATTTGGTGCAGTCATTTTATTCTCCTGTTATTATCCAAATACCATTGCCATCGCAATTGCTTTACCTGTTGTTATTCCACCACCGCCACTTGATGGTGTAGCAAAGACTAAACCGCCATTACCGGTAGCCGTTAAAACCTGTCCATTAGTACCCTCTGAAGTAGGTAACTTATAGTTGTTAATCTGAACTGTATCGTTTGTACCACCAATAACAATTCTGTTTGCACTTGAACTTTGTGCTTGTCTCCCAATAGCTATACTGTTGGTACTGGTAGCTCTTGCGAGTTCACCTATTGCAACACTATGAAGGCCTGATGCACCATAACTTGCTGCTGAGTTAGCTATTTGAAGTGCTATACTATCTTCTCCAGCTGCCCTAGAACTACCTATAGCAATTGCCTTGTCAGCATACGCCTTTGAATTCATTCCTAATGCCAAAGATTCTTCGTGTGTTGCTGATGCAGCAAAACCTAAAGATACTGCTGAGTCTCCAGCCGCCGCTGCAAGCCTACCCATTGCAATTGCATCATCTCCAGTTGCGTTTGGTCCAAATCCTGTTGAGACAAAGTTTTCATCATATAAACCTAATGTCGTACCACCGCCAGAAGCCGCCGCCCAAGTCAAACCACCTGTATTTCCTGACTGTGCTGTTAGGACATACCCGTTTGTAGGTGTATTACTTACCTTTAGGTTTGCTTCGTCAACTACATTATCAGCTATTACTGTTGCACCATCGGATGTCGATGTAACCTCGCCTGTGTGGTTTGGGTGAGTGTAGTTGTTAGCTGATGTAGCTATGCCATCTAGTTTTGTGTGGTCAGCATCCGTAAATACGTTACTGTCAGACGCGGCTTCTACAGCAGCTCGCACCTCAGCATTAGTTTCTATTTTAGCGTTGTTTAAATTAGTAAAGTTGCTGTCAACTTCAGTGTTTGTTAGGGGCGAACCCTTGCCCGATCTCGTTACTATTGTAGCCATTGTTCGCCCCCAAACTTACTAAGCTGCTGCTAGTGTAATTGTCCAAGTAATAGACATTGTGTCGTCCGCACCCTTATTAACTACTGAAAAAACTGTTCTACAAAGCATATCCCCACCCGAAGACCCGTTAAATATACCAGCTTCTGTTACAGCACCCGTTGCATCGCCTGCTTCAAACGAAGACACATATGCAACTTTTTCGTTGTTAGAACCGGTGATCGTTGACGAGTCTAGTGCTTCGCGAGACCCCAGTTGAGTCCCAAGATCAGTTTGACCTGCTGCCGCTGCTGTTGTGCCGGAGCCTAACGCCATGTGGGACATGACTGCTTTAGAAGTACCTGTCATACGAGACGCGATATACGCAAGCCCTGCGTTAACAACGAGGTTTTTTTCTACGCGTTCTTCTTTGATGTTCCCGGCCTTGTCCTTTAGGACGATGTTAAGCTGACCAGATAGCTTTAAGTTTTCAAGGATCATTTCGATCTCCTAAGTAAAGGTTCGGGAAGCGCCGACGAAGTCTTCCGCAAAGTAAGTGAAATCAGCAAAACCCTGACTTCGTAATGACCCCACGTCGGTCATGGAGGTTGTGTCTGCCAGACGTTTTCCAAAGTTCAAAACATCGCTGTCCGCAACTCCGTAGCTGTCCGCAAACGCTCTATTGTAGGCCATCGCCAAGGTAAGGTCGTCTGTAGCCGCAGCTATGTTTACCCTAGCTTTTGCAAACTGCATTTCTTGGTCGTCTTCTGTCGTTGCTTCACCGTCTAAATCGTCTGTTGCAGTTGTTTGATCAGCTAAAAATTTAGTAATTGCGAACGCGTCTATTGCATCCACAGCAGAAGGAGCCTCATTAAGAGCCTTTAGAAACGGTGAAAACCTTAGTATGTCTGTCGATGCTAAACCATCACCGAAAGGTCTGCTTAGTTGTTTAGAAATAATGTCTATAGTCTCAGGAGTATCTAAGAAGTGTCTATTAAAGTTTGCAGTTTTTTCAAAAACCTCAGAAACGCCAACGGTTTCTCCTAGCCTCTTTACGTACTCAAAAACTTGAGTGTCAGTGACATACCCATTATCAGCAAAAGCTTTGTAGAAAGAAATTCTTGCAGCTTCAGATAACTCTGTACTGTCCGTTAAAGACCTGAACAAACTCAAAACAGTTTCGTCAAACGATTCAACGCTCTCAAAATTTTGAGAAAGTAGTAGGAAGTACCCTTGTACTGCGGAAAAAGATGCAAAACCTGTTTTTGAAAAAGTAGCCGTCGTACTCAGAGCTTCAAACGAAGCTTTAGTCGTCGGTGTTGCGCCAACTGCCTCGTAAGCAGCTTTAAGAGCATTTAAGAGTACCGCTGATTTTAACTTCACGCAAAATCCTCCCGTATCCTAAAGCGTAGTGTTTCAAAAATAGTTTCTCTCAAACCACCTGCACGAACTACTTCAAGCTCACCTTCGTACGTACCCGGTTGCTGGTTTAAGTCGTTTGTCTGCCACTGAAGAATTGCGATGCCAGTGTTTTCTGTGCCGCTTGCAACATAAAGCTGTCTCGAAAATAGTAATGTCGTTTCACCCACAGTGCGAAAGTGTAAAGTTACTGTTGCACCGGCTAAATTAGTTGGACTATTAGTATCATCGTCCACAAGGGTTACTTTTATTTGGGGCCCAGTGTCACCTTGTACGTAGTTAAATGATGATGCCATTATCTTCTCCTCCTGCGACCTGCAAAATCTGAGTAACCGACACGAGAACTAACACCACGATATTCTCTAGTTTTTGCGTCATCTGCTTCTTTTGCAAACTTTTGTCGGTAGTACATAGATAGCTCTGTGTTGGTCCACTCCTTGCCGGGAATGAGTGCTAGTTGTGCTAAAGCTCCATACGAAATACATCTTCCGTGAGACTCAAAAACCCAATCCTCTACACCTGTGGCAGATAGCTTAGTCTTTAAAACGCCCCATCCACTGTACGCGTATTTTTGATCTGGGGTAGGATAAAGCCTAATAGATGCGTCTTGAAATATTGTATAATACGCTGGTCTTCCCTTTGACTTAAATCGTGTTGGGTCAATATGTTTATCTGACACACGACTCATAGGTTCTCCCTCAAGCGCAAGTTCGTATATGTTTTCTAATATAGCCTCGCTGGACGGAATAAAAATTGGATAGTCCGGTACGTTTGCAACCGCAAAATCTTTTTCTATCTCGAAACGCCAAATTTCACTTCGTTCTAAAAACTTAGCCGCCGCTTCTTGCAAACTCGCTTCCAT